TCGGGTAGATAGTCGGCAAATAGATAAATACCTAAATAGATAACACGCTAAAGAGATTTATCGACAATTCATAGATACCCTAACCCTATACTAGAGACTTAGACATTATGACCCCAGATTGTTTAATTGCGCTGGCAGGGTCGGATATAGTATCCTCCCAAAAATTTCTGTTATATAATACTATAGCCCCCCTATATATAGCCCTGAACAGGGCTTTTATAAATATTTCCGTTTCAGTTGTTCGGTTTTACGATTTGAACAGGTTATCTTATATGTATAATAATACATATACGGAGTCGCTCCGTTTAAGACTCCGCGACTCCTATATATAATATAATATATTATAATATGGGGAAATTCTGCCGTTAATCGGCCAGCGTTAAATGACTGTAAATGATGGGGACAACTGATGGGTAGAAAACCTGGGATTCAGAATATCCCTAAGCGCGAGGCGCAAGAAAAGGCCTTGCAGCAACTGAGTCAGGGTAGCACGATTACCCAGGCTATGGCCTCCGTGGGCCGCTCAGATGTGGCATTCCGCCAATGGTCAGCAACTGACCCTGAGTTCAAAGCACGTGCCGAGGCTGCTCGCCTCGAGGGTAAAGGCATCAAGACTGACCTAAAGGAGCTGGGAGATATTTCCTTCCCTGACTTCTCTGAGCAGTTCCTAGACACTAAACTCTTTGAGCATCACCTTGACTGGGTAGACCTGATTGAGGGCCGTGAGCCCCGCTGGTTAGACCCAGCCATGACCTACGAGCCAGGAGCGGCCAACCGTGTTCTTATTAACGTACCTCCTGAGCACGCTAAGAGTACGGTCATTACGACTAACTACGTCGTTTATAAGATTGTTACCAACCCCAATGCGCGAGTCATTATTGTTTCTAAGACTCAGGGTATGGCTCGCAAATTCCTTGGCGCAATCAAAACAAGACTTTCCCACCCAGCCTTCACCAAACTCCAAGTAGCCTTCGGCCCAAATGGAGGGTACAAGGCAGACTCAACACAATGGTCTGCTGACATGATTTATCTGGGTACAGGACGCGACTCTGGCGAAAAAGACCCAACGGTCCAGGCCCTAGGTATGGGCTCACAGATTTACGGTGCTCGCGCTGACCTGATTATTATCGACGATGCTGTGATGGGTTCAAACGCCCACGAGTGGGAAAAGCAGCTCGAGTGGATTCAAAAGGAAGTTATTACCCGTCTAGGTAGACATGGTAAATTAATTATCGTTGGCACTCGAGTTGCACCTATTGACCTATACAAGATGCTACGTGACCCTCAACAGTGGTCTGGTGGCAAGTCACCCTTTACTTACTTTGCAATGCCTGCCGTGCTTCAGTTTGACGAGAAGCCTGATAACTGGAAGACGCTGTGGCCTAAGACCACAATGCAGGAAAACGAGATTGATGAACCCGATGACAATGGACTTTATCCGAAATGGGATGGACCCTCGCTTTTTACGCGCCGCTCTGAAGTTGCGCCATCTGTCTGGGCTATGGTCTACCAACAAGAAGATGTCCAGTCCGATTCTATATTCGCGCCAACAGCAATTGCAGGATGTGTTAACGGTATGCGAAAGCGTGGACCGCTTAAACCTGGTACTCCAGGGCACCCGTCCAGAGCAGGCTCGACCTACACAGTAATTGGCTTTGACCCTGCCGTATCTGGTCGTTCAGCTTTTGTAGCCGTAACTCTTAACCGCGACGATAGTACAATCTATGTGCTTGACTGCGTCAACATGGCAGACCCTACTCCTCAAAAGGAGAACGCTCTGATTCGTGAGTGGGTCGAAAAGTATAGTCCTCAAGAGTTCCGCGTGGAAATCAACGCACACCAGAAGTACTACGCTATGGACACTGACCTGCGTAACTACCTGGCTACCTACGGCTGCCAGTTAAACTCACACTTTACTGGTAAGAACAAGTGGGACACATCTTTCGGTGTGGCATCTATGGCTAGCCTTTTTGGTACTATCCATGATGGTCGCTACCAAGACAATGGTCTAATCGAACTACCAAGCAATGAAGGCTCAGAGGGACTCAAGTCTCTTGTACAACAGCTCATTACCTGGAAGCCAGATACTAAGAACCCAACTGACTGCGTGATGGCTTTATGGTTTGCTATCATTCGTATCCGCGAATTGATGCAACAAAGCAGTAGAGTTGGTCAGTTCCAAAATAATCGCTGGGCAACCAGAAGTCAAAAACAACAACGCATGTCATTAAACTTAGACGAAGCATTCGCTGAGCAATGGCAAGAAACTTACAGTTAGGATATAAAATGCCAGTACCAGTAGCAGCGGCCGTAATTGGCGCAACCATGGGCGTAGTAGGTGGGCGCTTAGTTAAGAAGCAACTTGAAACACATAACAAGTTGGAAAAACTAAACAAGAATACTTCACGTAGCGAAGGTGGCATCAAGGGCCGCGGCGGAGCAAACGTAAGTCAAGTTTACAAATAATTTTTTTAATTCTACGTTAGGATAACAATGGCATTATCAATCGAACAAGTTGCGGCGAGAGTCGAGAACCTCCGCTTCCGCAACGCTGAACGCGACGGTCGAAACCTCGACGTTCTTTCGGTCCGTAAGGGTAATATCGCATCTGTCTATCCTGACTTCTTTCCAGACGGTGTAGATGCTAACGTAGTTGCAAACTTTATTGACGTTGTCGCAAGCGACCTGTCAGAAGTTATGGCACCACTACCTGCAGTCAACTGTTCTGCTGCCAACTCTGTTTCAGATAGAGCACGTTCATTTGCTGACAAGCGTACACGTATTGCCTCTAATTATTTTTCACACTCTGACCTTGCAGTACACATGTACCAAGGTGCAGACTGGTACATCACCTACGGTTTCCTCCCATTCTTTATTGAATTGGATGAGGAAGCAAAGTTGCCGCGCATCCGCCTAGAAAACCCTGTGGGTGCTTACCCAGAATTCGACCGCTACGGACGCTGCATTGCCTTTGCAAAGCGCTACATGACATCTTTGGCTGAGTTAGTCGCATTGTATCCTGAGTATGAATACTCCTTGTTAGGTGGCTTTGGCTACAAGCAAGACTTAAATACTCAAGTTGAAATGATTCGTTACTACGACAAAGACCAATCAATCATCTACATCCCTACAAAGAATAACCTAGTACTATCACGTGCTACGAATCCATTGGGTAAGATGATGGTTGTAGTAGCACGCAAGCCATCTATCGATGATGAACTACGCGGACAGTTTGATGATGTTCTTGGTATCCAGTTACTTCGCAATCGCTTTGCGTTGCTTGCAATGGAAGCTGCAGAAAAATCTGTACAAGCTCCAATCGTACTTCCTCAGGATGTGCAGGAGTTGCAACTCGGTGGTGACGCTGTTATTCGTACAGCGAACCCAGCAGGAGTACGTCGTGTAGAACTTAATATCCCACCAGGCGCATTTACTGAGCAGACCTTGCTTGGTCAGGAACTACGTGTTGGTACACGCTACCCAGAATCACGCACAGGAAATATCAGCGCATCAGTTGTTACTGGCCAAGGTGTACAGGCTCTTATGGGAGCTTTCGATACACAGGTTAAGTCAGCACAAGCAATCTTTGCATCAGCGCTACGTGATGTAATCCAACTTTGTTTCCAAGTTGATGAAATAATTTTCCCAGATGAAAAGACAATCCGTGGTGTAGATTCAGGTTCACCATACGAAATTACATACAACCCTAAGAGAGACATCAAGGGTGACTACTCAGCCGATGTTCGTTATGGTATGTTGGCAGGACTTAACCCTGCACAGGGACTTATCTTTATGTTACAAGCACTTGGTGGTGGACTCATCTCCAAGGATATGGCAATGCGTGAACTTCCATTTACAGTTAATGTAACCCAAGAAGTAGAAAAGATTGAAATCGAGAGTATGCGAGCATCGCTTCTCGGTTCTATTAATGCACTCTCTCAAGCGATACCACAGATGGCTATGCAAGGCCAGGACGCTTCTGAAGTAGTGCGTCAAATTGCGGCTGTTATTAAGGCACGCCAAAAGGGACAGGCACTAGAAGACGTGATTGAAGAAGTCTTTACGCCGCAGCCGCAACCAGTTCCTCCTGCTGGGGCCCAACAAGCGGTTGAGCAACCGTCCCCTGTTCCCGCTGGCGTTCCAGCAGGAGGCGCTACACCTCAAATTGAGGCAGCACCGCCAGACATTATGAGCTTACTATCAGGTATTACTGGTAGTGGAAAGCCAACAGCAAGCGTTCGTTCAACGCGACGCATATAATCTAGGAGGGGACAATGACTACGATTATCGGTGTTCAGCACGAAGACAAGTGTGTAATCGTAGCAGACAGTCGAATCAACGCTGCTGGTAAAGTTTATACTCATCCCGACATGACAAAGGCAGTTGAACGTGGAAGTTATATTATTTCTGGTGCTGGTAACTATCGTAGTTTACAAGTGGTACTCCACGGGTGGACACCTCCACTAGTTACAGTAAAGGCTAAAGCAAACTTATACGAGTTTGCAATTAACAAAGTAGTGCCATCACTTAAAGCGGCACTTACTGAAGCAGGTGTAGACTTTAATAAAACATCAGACGATGATGATAATAAGTTTGAACTAAGTCTTTTGCTAGGAATCAACGGAACTATCTTTGAGATAGATTCTGATTTTTCAGTTGGAATGAATAGTACAGGATTTTATGGCATTGGTTCTGGTGGTGACTTTGCAGTTGGAGCGCTACATGCAGGAACTACAATGCTAGATGCAATGAGAATTGCAGCAGTTAATAATAACGAGACGGCTCCGCCGTTTCATATCTTTGAGCAATTTACTAAGTAGGAGGAAACATGGCTGAAAATCGTGGAGGGATGCGCCCAACAGCGCCGCAGAATAATCCTGCTAATGTTTCTGGCACTGGTGGAGCTGGTCAATCTGGACGCGCAGCGTCAGGCTATGCTTATGGAATGAACAAGCAGATTAACGACCAGGCAGCGGGTGCACCTCTTGCTAAGGTTGCTGCAACTGTTGCACGCCCAATGGATGTTGCACCATCACAACCACCTATTGTTTCTCTTACAGAACCAACCATGAATCCTGACGAGCCAATTACAGCAGGCATCAACATGGGTGCAGGCCCTGGCGCAGAGGCACTTATGCTTCCAAGTAACGCAGACAATAACGCTGAGTTCAACAAGAGCATTGCATCATACTATCCAGTTTTAAGTTACATTGCTTCTCGCCCAAATACTTCAGCTGAAACACGTAGAGTTCTAGCAATCTTAATGAATGGCATTTAATGGATATCTGGAACCGCATTGGTGACCTTGCAAAAGGAACCAGAGACTGGGTTGGAGATATCGGTTTAGCTGCAGTATCTTTAACTGGTGCTAAATTTTTATGGGATATGGGAACAGCTCCATGGAATGATAGAAAAGAATTTAATGGATTTCTAAATACAGCAAAACAATCAACGATAGATACATTCAAAAATATTGGTCGTCCTATTGGCGGCGTACTTGGTGCTATTGAAGCAACTAATCGTAACTTGATTCGTGAACCTCTTTCTGCTGTAACGCTTTTTGCACAACGTGACCCAAACATGGGTATTAGTGAGTCCTGGAAAAAAGCATGGGAAGCGCGTAACGAGATTTCTTTTGGTCAGGCACTTTCAACA